TCCGCAATGTCCTCACGACTCCGGTGGTAGTTAGCGGATAGACCACCACAGAATAAGGCTAGTAGCCTGTTAGATAGATAGAACCTAGGAGGTTACTATGTCAAGATATATACAAGAGGCTGTAGAGCCTAAAAAAGAAAGTAAAGAAGAAGAAGTACGTGAAATGCCAAAAGCAGGTAAGTACTCTGTAGAAGATTTGCAAACAACTAAAACACCAACATGGTCGAGAGGTTCAGTAAATGGCTAGTACAGGGTATAAAGAAAAAGTAACTGACGAGCAACTATTAAACCTAATTGAGTCTGGAGTAGAGAATACTACTGGTGATTGGTTAAACTCTTCTGATTTACAAAGAGAAAGACAAAGATCTACATATGAATATGCAGGAGTTCCAGAGCTACATTTAGCTCCGCAGGGTGTATCTACTATTGTAGACACCTCTACTACAGAAGTAGTGGAAGCGTATACTGCTGTGTTGTCTGATTTGTTTTTGTCTAATCAAAAACTGGCGCGATTCATACCAATAAATGATAATGCAAGCTCATATAAACAAGCTAGAAATGCTTCTATGGTAACTAATTATGCTTTATTTAAACAAAACAAAGGGTGGGAAATCTTACAAACTTGGTTTAAATCTGCATTACTTTGGAAGAATGGTGTTATTAGATGGGATTATATAGAGGATTACCAATATAAAATAGAAGAATATGAAGAAATAGATCAAGATAGATTAGATGTATTACTCTCTGATGAGAACGTAGAAATTATTGGTGACTTAGAATTTAAGAATAAATTTGGTCAAGACGATCCATTAGGTGGAGTAGAACCAAACGCACAACTGATGTATGTTAATGTAAGGATACGACGTAAGATAGATAAGTCTAGAGTTAAAATAGATAACATACCTCCTGAATCATTTAGAATATCTCGTGATGCTACATGTATAGAAGACGCATCATTTGTTGGTATACAAACTGAAATGACAAGATCAGAAATACGAAAGTATTGGCCTGAAGTTTCATCTAATATTGATGATGATGAATGGGATGAACTTAGTCATGATGAGAATTGGCTAGGAGCTAGTGGATACTCTGAAGAAATATCTTCTCGTAAACAAGTAACTGGTCAAGAGTATTGGCATGGTACTGAGACAGATGATACATATTCTTTAGAAGCCAGTAGACCAGTTATTGTAACTGAATGTTGGATAAATGTAGATCGAGATGGCGATGGCATTGCTGAATTAAAACGAGTAATGACAGCAGGATCTCATATACTATTAGAAGAAGATGTAGATATGATACCATTAGCTTCTATTACACCTATAGATATACCACACGAATTCTATGGTTTATCGATGGCTGACTTTACAAGGAGTTCAACACTTGCATCTACTGCTATTTTACGTGGGTTTGTAGAGAATACTTATTTAACTAACTACTCACCTAAGTTGGCTGATCCTAATGTAGTTGATTTTTCAGCGTTGCAGAATATGCGACCTAAACAAATTATACCTACAAATGGTAATCCAGCAGGTGCAGTATCTGCTTTACCACCTGAGATTATATCATCTGGAACTGTACCTTTATTGGAACATTTACAGACTATAAAAGAACAAGCTACAGGTATGAGCAAAGCAGCTCAAGGGTTAAATGATACGTTATATGTTTCTGGGAATTCCGAAGCTAAAGTGGCAGCTGTTCAAACAGCATCTCAGAAACGTATACAACATATTGCTAGACGGTTTGCTGAAACTGGTTTAAAAAGACTTGTACAAGGTGTATACTTAACTATGCAAGACTGTGTTAATAGAAAAATTAGTATGATGGAAGGTGGAGTATTCTATTCTATAAATCCAAAAGACTTACCTGCGGAGATGGATTGTGATATATTCTTAGACTTAGGTGAAAACTCTAATAGTAATTTGTTACAAAAGTTTACTAAAGTAGGAAGTGAAATACTACCAGCTTTAAACAACCAAGGTCAAGGTATGGTTATAAAACCAGAAGCTCCTGCAGTATTAGCAACTAAAATAATAGAATCTTTAGGGTTAGATTCACATGACTTTTTAGTAGACTACACTACAGATGAGTTTAAACAAAGAGCCGCACAAGCTTTAGATCAGCAATCAAAATCTGCTGAAATGAAATCTAAGTTAGATGATGAAAAAGCCCAGACAGAAGCTAGGCAAAATGAAGCTAATGTTAGGTTCACTATGGCTCAAACTAAAAATACAATGGATGATAATGCAAAACAACTAGCAGTATCAATAGACAGACACTTCCAAGAGTGGACTGAACTAAAAATTAAAGCAGAAAAAGAAGGTGTGGAATTACCGCCACGACCTGATTACTCACAAATACTTATGATGGCTAAAGAGTTAATTGGTGAAGTTGATAGGCTTCAACAACCCCAGCCACAACAACAACAACAAACAGGAGCTACATAATGGCAACAGTAACATTAACAGCCGCAGGTGTAGGCGGTACACAATCAGGCACAATTACAACAGCTGGTGGATCTGGCGGTGGTAAAGTAATAGTCGCAAATGATAGTGACTCACCAATCACATTTAAAGTATCTACAGCAGGGTCAGTGGTATTAACTGATCAATACTGTGATGCTAAAAGTTTTAAACTAATAACAGGATTAAATAATGGTGCGACTACATTAACTGTAGTATCGACTACTCATGGCACATCTGCACAGAGTGGTGAAATTATTTACCTAACATTGGTTACTTAAGAATAATGGAAAAATATCGTAGAGCAGCTGAGAAGAAGCTGGGCGATAAAGTACATCCCGATATAATAGCGCAAGAAGCTCTGGAAAATGCAGAGTTTTCTTCGCGTGAAAGGGAATACTTCTTCGATAGAGCATACGGAGAATTACTTGCTGATTATTTTGTTGAGTGGTTAAAGACCGCACCACATGAATCTAAACATCGTGAGTTTATTTATAATAGTGCATTAGCACTTGGAGATGTAAAATCAAGATTAATAGCAGTAGAAACGCTAGGTAAGAATATACCTTATATAAAAGACATGGAGGACTAAATGTCGAGGACAATAGATTATGAATTACTAGTTAAAAATTGTAAAGATATTATCAATACTCTTGAGCATGACTCAATGAGATCATCTGGAAAGATGAAGATGAATTCAGATCAACTTTTAGCTTTATACAAGTTACTACCTATCTATGAAGATAAGGCAGTTAAAATTAAACCTACCCCAAAAAAGAAGGAGGGTTAATAAATGGACAACGAAGGATCTCTACCCAATACGGATGACGTTCAAGTTGATGGTCAGACTGAAGCACAACTCTTAGATGCCGTACTTGCAAATTCTGAACTTGCACAGCAAGCTGGAATAGTACCGCTACCAGAAGAAGAGGAAGCCGAAGATGGCCCGGTGGAATTAGAGGAACAACAAGACCAAGATTCTGAAGAAGCCGTTAGTGAAGATGAAGGTGAAGAAGTCGAGTTAGAAGAAGATGTAACAGAAGATGAGGATGCCGCTGAAGAAGTCGCTACCCAAGAGACTGATGTTTACACTGCTGATGATCTTGATTTGGATGCAAAGGTTTCTGTCAAAATTGACGGTGAGGAATCTGAAGTATCTTTTGGTGACCTACTTAAAGGTTACACAACCGAACAGAGTCTTTCTAAAAAGGGTCGTGAACTCGGAGAAGCAAGAGAAGCTTTAACTAAAGAACGTGAAGATAAGATGGGAGAACTAGAAAAAGTAGTTGCATCATCTTCAGCTCTTATTGGACAAGCAGAAGAAGGACTTGCTAAAGAATACCATAGCATAGAAGCTGAAATAGAAAAAGCTCGTGGTGAAGGTAATTCTTTTGAAGTTAACGAACTTAAAGATAAACGTGAAATGGTTCAAAAACAATATTGGGCTATTCGCAATCAACGTGAAAATATGGTTAAGACTGTTGAAGAACAGCGTCAAAAGTTATTAAAGGAAGGATGGGAAAAAGAAATAAAACATTTCAATGATACTATTCCTACTTTGATTCCAGACTATAATGAAAGTTTAGCAAAAAAGATACGTGAGTTTGCAGTTAATGAGGGTATTAACCCAGAGTCATTAGATACAATCACTGATCCAGCTATTGTTAAATTCGTTGACGATTTTAGGAGATTAAAAGAAAGTACTTCTAAAGGAGCGGCTAAACGAAAAGTCACACCTACTAAGAAAGCACTTCCTACTAAGAAACCTAAATCCCTTAAGAAGAAAGCACAAGATAAAGCTAACACAGTCAGAGCAAAAGCATTTGCTAAAGACTCTAGTAAAGCTGATCAAGACGCTTTCTTAAAACAACTTGCTTCTAATTCTCTAAATTTATAATATAGGGTAACCCCCTAGGAGTATATCATGGCAAAGACAATCGGCTCAAGAGCCGTAGCAACTGGTCGCGGTGGTGCAGACGTAGCGTCAGGTACAAGCGACGCAATGGTTTCACAACGTGAAGACCTATCTAATTTTATCAGTATGATTACAAGGGATGAAACACCATTCCTAGCATCTATTGGTAAAGCAAAAGCAACCGCTATTCGTCACGAATGGCAAACAGATCAACTAGCAGCACCTGCCGATTCAACAATCGCAGAAGGTGTTGACTATGCAGATGCTGGAACTTCAGCCTCATCTAATGAGTTTCCTGCAGGTTTCACAACTGTTGGTGGACATCGCACACGTTTGAGTAACGTATGTCAGATTAATGGTAAAACAATTACTGTATCTGGTACACGTCGAGCAATCGATCAAGCTGGTGTTGCTGACGAGTATGCATATCAACTTAAAAAGCGCGGAACAGAAATGAGACGTGACGTTGAAAATGATCTTGTTAACACAGCTAACGTAGCAGTGACAGGTGTAAATATTCGTAAAATGGGTACACTTCGTTCTTGGCTATCTGCTGGTTCAGCCACTGTTCAAAGAAACGGTGTTGCAGCTGTAGCAAGTGGAGATCAAGGTGAAGGTTCAACAGTTCCTGCTGGCTCAAACCTTGAGCATGCTGGTTCATCTGTAACCGACGTTGCACTATCTCTCGCAGATATTGACGCAGTAATGCAGTCAATCTACGAAGAAGGTGGTGATGCTTCTCGTGTAATGTTGTCACCAAAGTTACGACGTGACTTCTCAGACCTAATGGTTTCTGACACTGGTGTTCGTAGAAAT